AGTCCCGAACCGGTTGCACAACTTCTTCGCAAAGGCTTTGTAAGTTTTTAAATACTTCTTCATCATAAACAAAATTATCTATACCATGTCTGGTAGCTGTTTGACTTTTAGTAAACTCTCTTAGAGAAAAGTTTTTACTTAATTTTGTGTCATTATCCCAACTCATGTTACCACAAAAACTATATTTCCGTTTGTTCCTACTGTCACTTCTCCTAAAGAACTTGTAGCTTGTAGTCCTCCTGTAGACTCTTTTGTTGGAGTAGATGCGGGTGTTAAACCAAACCATTCGTTCCCTGTATACGCTTGAAGCTGACCTTCAGTTGTGTTCCAAATAATAGAGCCTTCTTCAAAGTTACCTTCATCACGCGTAACTGTTGAAATTTGTAAAGTAGCGTCTGGGTCAAATCTGTTAAGATTTATTTCTAAGACTCTTACTAATCTATTAAAATCTGCAGGAGCTACGTCAGGAGTTCCGCAGATAGGTAGTCTGGTTTCTATTAATTTAGACACTATCTTTTACCACTTTTATTTAAGTCAAAACGTGTAGCACCTAATCGCCAACCTACACCAGTAGCTGTGTCATCTCCTTCTATTCTAAAAGCTAGTTGTCTTGCTCTAACTCTTACATCTATTTTTGTTGTGCTATCTAAAACTGATTTTGTTTCAGAAGTAGTTAAAGAACTAGCATTAAAATCTCTATTTTTTAAAACATAGTTGACGCCTTGTCCAACACCCGCACTTCCAGTAAATTTTATGTCAGGGATAATTCTTCTCAAAAAAGAAAACTCTTCGCCGTCTGCAATATCAAAATCACTGCTTTCTATAAATACATTAGTCATAGCAGAACCATCATCATCATTGCCTACTTCATGCTCATACAAATAATTAGTCGAATCTGTTCCTGTTGCTAAAGGCTTATTATTTATTCCAGCGTCTAGCCAAGCATGTCTTTCTAATTGACCAACCACCCATACTCTTTCTACATAATTATAAACAACATATCTATCTATTTCGGAACTATTCGCTGAACAATAAAACCAACCCACTTCATTAAACTCTTGATTACTAAAAGCAAAAGTTTTGTACGGCTCAGAAGAATTAAAATCGTCAAAAACATAATCCTGCACACTGCACTGTATGGGTTGTACCGTACCGTTGTAAAAATAAAATCCTGTATAGTCCATCCAATACACTCCTCCCGCAACGTTAGTCATAGCTTTTGGACCAATACAACCAATACCCTCATTAATCATATTGATACCAAATGTAAAAGGTGGACCAATAAACTGCATAGAAAACATAGCATTGTCAGTAAATATTAGAGTTTCTTCTCTTGCTCTTATACCACCAATAATTACAGCTCCTGAAGATATTCTAAGTGACCCTGCGGTATTAGTTGCTAACGCTTCAAACTCTAGAGCATTTTCTTGGTCAGAGAATGCGACTAACATTGGGTCAATAACTCCTGTTCTAGAACCACTAATGTCTAATGGGTCAGCACCTAAAACAATTAGGTGCCTGTCTTTTTCTGAAACTATTACCTGAAGTGCTTTAGTTGGCACTTTGTTTGCTCCTAATTTACCTGCTAGTTCTACAGCTCTTTGGTCTGTATTACTTTCATCATAATAATAAATACTTCCAGCTCTAGGGCTAATTACTAAATCCTCTCCAAAGTTATCATGTGTCCATATTCTTAACTGATTAATAGCTGATAAAGGAGAAGTTGACCCCCATGTACCAGCTCCCCAAGAATCTGTACTCCAACCTGTTCCTATAACAGTAGCATCTAAGCCCACATTAACTTCATATGCTCCATCAGTACCCGAGCCACCGTTTCCTGAGTCAGACGAGTTTGCTGTTACTGTATTCCCTGAAGTGTCTTTTGCGGTTATGGTATATACTGTAGTAGACGTAACCGAAACTATTTGATAGTTTTGATTTAATACATCTGCTGTAATATTTCCACCCAAACTAACTGCACTACTAAAAGTAACAAAATCGTTTACTTGTGCATCATGATTACCACTATCCGTGACAGTTATGGTAGAAGAACCATTACTGGCAGCAAAAGTAATTGTGTTGGTATTAGTTTTTCTTATAGGTGTTATATCTACAAAAGCGTTTCCTCGAGCTATGTAGTATTTAAAAGTGGTACCAAGTCCTATTATAGAAGTACCGTTTAAATTAACCCACTGATGCAGTGCTCTACATTTACCTAGAAAAGCTGCTGTAATATATTTTGCCCAGCCACCAATTTTTTCTGGAAGACCTTTTTTAAATCTGACTAAATTAGAATCAAACCACCCAAATTCATTTGAGTAGTTAGTATTATCTTTATTGACTCCGGGTTTGAATTCGTATTTAACAATAGCCATTTAAGCATTTTATATTAAAACAAGTTTTGTTGAATAAAAAATCCAGTAATTCCTAGAAATACTGTAATCGTAAATATTAGACTGTTTCTAATTGTTTTGTTTATAGATAGAATACCATTTTCAATGGCTTCTAAACGTCTATAGTTTTCTTTCCAACGTTGTTCACAAGCAGCCTCGTGGGCACTTAGCCTTTTATCTAATTCTGAAACAGTCGCTCTAGCCATTAAAAATAATCTCTTAAATTATTCCAATATTCTTTTAATTTATCATCTAAAGCTTTGTTTGCATAAGGAGCTACAGCCTTTAGCAAAGCCTTACTAATTACTGTTACAAATATTATCCATAATAAAATTTCCATAAGCACCTCTAAGCTGTTCTCCGCCACATATAAACTGCTATATAAGGAGGCATATTATCGTGAGATGCGTTTCCTCCCGTATAACTTGTGTATTTTTGATGTGTTAAATCAGCACCAGTTTGAGGATGGTCTACATCAAATGCTTGACTATAAACGCCAGAAGCACCAGCAGGATAAATACCACCATGTCTATGGCTTGGTATTTCATTTACGCTCAACGTAATTCTTTCATTACCGCCTGTCTCTAAAGGTGTATCCCATCTTGCATTATTTGATTGTACACCTATTAACATTCTACCTGTGGTATTTGCAGTAGTCCAAGTTCCAAAACCAAATAGAATAGCAGGGTCGGTACTTGATACACTTATATAAATTGAACCTACTGGGTATACCGCTTGTAGAGTGGTTTTTGTATCTATTTGTGTTTGTAGGGCGGAAGTTACACCATTTAAATGTTGAAATTCTGTATTGCTAACAGTTCCATTTGCAATTTTGGTAGCGTCTATTGCAGCAGAGGCTTTTATATTAGCGTCTTCTACATTTGTTAAACTATTACCTGTTCCACCTGCGTCAAAAGTTTTATTAGTAAATGTTGTGGTACTGTCTGCACTTATGGGAGTAACTCCGCCTATAGTTGCACTCGAACCTATTTCTATTTTATCTAAAGCATCTATAACTCCTGCGGAAGCACCTGTTCCTTCTAACAATAATAGCTTAGATTTACCATTAGCTATGGTTTGTGTTGCTCCAGAACCTTGTTTTATTGTTATGGCTTGTGCCCCTGATGTTGCATTTTCAATAAATATAATTTTTGAACAGGTATTCGGTCCTATTTCTAAAGTTCTTGTGCCTGTTAAGTTAGTTGTAGAAGTAACTTTGACATACATAGCTCGATACTTGTCAGTAGTGCCATCTGCTATAATAGCAGCGTTGATACCTGTAAAATCAGAATCGGCTGTAAAAGTAGCCTCTGTTTGATAAGAAAAAGCTTCTGCTATTAGACTTAAATTGGTATTTGTGGATGTTCCCCACGTTCCAGACTCTAGTCCAGTACCTATTTCTTTTAGTCTTAAATCATTTGTATATACTGTAGACATTTGTTGATTATATCTCCTATGCTACATCTTGCCAATCAGGAGTTTGACTATCGTTAACATTTGTGTAATTAGATGTTTGAGAACTGTCTACACCACTGTAGTTAGCGTTTTGTGAATCATCAACTAATGACCAAACTAAAACCGTACCTAACTCAGATGTAGCTGAAACAGATGTAAGTGTTA